CCTCCAGCATCAGCCACAGCAGCCACAGCAGCAGCACCACCAGCCGCAGCACCAGCAGCAGCAGCAGCACCAGCCGCAGCACCATCAGCAGCACCAGCCGCAGCACCAGCAGCAGCACCAGTATAATTATTTATATACATCTTTAATATCACTACTTAAATATGTATTCTTACCTATAGCCCTTATTATCTTGTTTGTTTCCTTTTCGTCATCCTCAATAGATGTCATTGAATTAAAAACCAACTTGGTTAGTTTTGTTTGTAAATTTTCGTCTTTATCCCACCCATCATTCGCATCTTGCCATTTATTTATCATAGTCCTTTGTTTTAAAGCAATTCCTTTAATACCAACTTGTATCTTATTTAATTCCGTATCCTTTTCCCATACATTATTGTCTTTTACATACATTATCTTTCGCTTAGTATCCGTACAATGAATTGGTCTTTCTAATACATCCATATTATTCAAACCATCTACTACCATATTTGTTATTGTTTTTGTTAATCCATTTTCAATTGTATAATTATATGTTTCATCTGTAATTGGTAATGTATCTATAAAGTCTGTTAAATTCATAGCATTCTTACAGTGTTCATTTAAAAACATATTCACATTAAAATTTTGAGTATTATGTGTAGTGTTATTTATAATATTGTGTGAATTATTGGCGTGAATATGCGGTATTAATTCTATGAAATTCTTTTGCATTTGTATTTGGACATCTTTATTTTCTTTGACTAATGACATTATAAGATCTTTAATACCTACATCATTCGAGTCATCATTTAACACCATAGATGAAACATAATCTTGATATATGTAGCAAATCTTTCTATGTTTATATAAGCCTTGTTTCCACTTGAATTCTTTTCCACATTCACACCTATTATCGTTGCTCCTTTTCTGCTCCTTTTCTGCTCCTTTTGCTCCTTTTTGGCTTACTGAGTTATGGTCTAAGCCATTTGATTTTAATAATTCTATTACCATTTTTGCTTTGTGCTCCTTTTGTTCAGGTTGGGTATCCTTTTTGTATCCTTTTTGTATCCGTTTGTGTTTTGTAGTGACTAAATGACGAATATAATTAGATTGCCTCTTAGATGTATGGTCGCAGTATTTACAATAGTATTTTTCTTGCTCCTTTTGTTCGGCTTGGGTATCCTTTTTGTATCCATTTGTATCCATATATGTCCAATATATTTTAATGTCTAAATCATTTCCCTTTTTTAATTTATTTTTTCAGTAACAAATCAAAAATTATTTTTTTTGGAATCAGAGCATAATGCTCTAAACCGCTTTTTTACAACTTTTTCCAATCCTATTTCCAATATTCAAAAATGGACATACTTTTTCGATGTCCATTTCTGATTTTCCAGTTTAGGTCTGTGAAAAAAAGTACATATCAAAATACCTACAAGTATCATTGACAGTGCCTTTTTTTATTATCAATTTTTTAGCTACATGATGTAGACAAGCTCACTACATTATGTAAGTATATCGATATATATTTAACAACCATAATGTATTTAGATATGTAGGTAGACAAGTAATTATATCCTTGTAAATCAGGAAATCCATATTTTAGGTTATTCATTTTCCATAATCCTGGGATGTTTTATAAAATCTCATTGAATTTTTCAATTAATTCTGGTTTTGATATTGAACGAGGACCTACTGTATTATCTTTATCAAATTCAATATTATGTAATGATGATACATCTACTTGTTTTGTAAATTTTATGAAATAATGTGACTGTTCACTTTTATCTTCAATATTTGTATCTACTTTTCCAGCATAAACACCTACTCTTCTAAACGAGATATCAGGTTGTTCATTTTTTTTAACAAAATTAAATCCATTGGGTATTTCTTTTTCCCTTTTCTCTCTATTAAAACTCTTTTTAATCCATATTTGAAATACACATGGAACATCATACTCTATATTATTCATCGTAAATGAATGCGTTGGCAAGTCTTCGTTTACAATCAAATGATAATTTAATGGAAATGTATTTTGAAAACTCTCCTTTTTAAAACTTTTTGGCAATATGAAACTTACACTATCTGCGTATTCACAAGACTTTTTAATAAATTTTTTGGCCATTGATGCTTGTCTTCCAAACGGAGGATTACCTATTAAATGAATCTTGTTTTTGGTATTATCTGATACATCTTCATTAAATTCTAGATAATCTGTTTTAATAACATCCTTGTGATTAGGTGCTATATCCATATATAACTGGTTGTTTGATAGTTTCTTTATATATTTAATAAAAGCACCAGCTCCAGCACTAGGTTCTATTATTAAATCATTTGAATTAATATCAATATTTGACTTTATTAAATTAACACAGTTTTCTACAACAACTTCTTTTGTATAAAATTTATCTATTGTATCGCGTTTTAAACCTTTGTCTTGGTTATTCATTATTATATAGTAATTATTTTATATAATAATGGTGATCAATTTTTATATTAATTAATATCTTCTTTTAGATTTCCTCTTGGATTTCCTTTTGGATTTCTTTTTAGAATTTCTTCGTTTACCGCCTTTTTTAGTAGTTGCTTTAACAGGAATACTCTTAGCAGGAGTAGATTTTAATAGACCGCTAATATTAGGCATTGGTTCAATAGAACCAGTTTCTAATTTAGATATCTTACCAGGAATGACTTGATTTAGTGTTTCGCCTAATTTAATTTGTGTCATTTTCTTAATAATATCATCAAATACTGTTCCATTCATTAATGTATCTTCTGTAGTTACTGGTTTGGCATCAGGATTGGTTGTTAATATTTGTTTATCTTTGGGTCTTAAATCATTCAAATCAAAAAATACAGATTTAAATTGTTGTTTCGTAGAAAAGTTTTTCTCTTCTCCGACGCCTAAAATGACACGAGCAACTGTGGCGCCTTTATCTGTTCTTTGAATTTCGACTGGTTTACTTTTGATGGAAGGAGTTCCAACTGGTAAAGCAGATTTAATAAATCCTGAAACGGGGACAGCATTGACAAAATTAATATATAAATAAGCAGTATGTGCTAAAGCATTTCCGCTAATATTACCAGAGAATATTCCTGTTTTTGTATTACGGCAATCTAAGTTCTTGTTATAAGCAATATTAACTCCTGATTGTGCCGACCCACAATCCATACTAATAACTTTTCTTTGCGAATCCGAATATTTTTTTGCACTACATGGATGTTGAAAACCTTCAGATAAACCCAATATAGCTTTTTGAGGTAACGCAGGGACTGGATCTCCTCTGTTTGTTAGTCTTCTATAAAGAATATCACCCTTTTCAGTTTTTGCGCAAAAATTATTGGATAATGCTGGACTCATAACACGAGGAGATGCTATGGAAACACAACAAATTTTTTTAGTGAAAATATCATAAGGTGATTTATCATAAGGATTAATACGAGTAGTTTCGAACCAATCATTCGCAAATAAGGTACACAATCCCCCACCAAGTGAATGACCAGTGGTAAATACCTTTATTGATTCTTTTCCTTTTGGTTTTAAATATGTTTGGGCTAAATATAACATAGATTGAAGTATAGTATGGTATACGTCATCTAAAATTTTATTAATACCAGTTAACACGCCAAACATTTTTCCCTCATCAACTTCTAACTTTTTCTTAAGTTCTTCAGGAGGGATATCTTTTCCAATATTAAATGGAACTATACTTGAAGGTTTTGTATACGAGCCAGCTGATTTCGCACTATATGTTCCTCTAAATACCACAAAAATACAATTTGGCATTCTAGTATCTACTAAAATATAGTATCCTCCATAATTTGAAGTTGAAATTGAAATATAAGCTACTTGATAGTTTTTTCCAAAAATGGACTTAATATTAGGCATATTAGGCATACTAGGCATATTAGGCATACTAGGCATACCAATTCCTCCTTTTTGTGGCTTTTCTTGTTTTGGAATTTTTCTATCAACAAATTTTTTAGTAACTTTATTTATATTTTCAGCCATATCTGTAAAATTGATGAATTTGCTGTTATTATAAGTGTATGTAGGTATTTCTGTATTTTTTGATAATTGGTAGATAGATGAATCGAAAATATTGTTCATAGGAGCATCATTTATACTTTTTAATAATTTCTCTGGAATAATACTACCAAATATATCTAAATAAGCTGGTAGAAAATTTTCACTTGTGAAATATGCTAATCTTGATAAAACAGTATCATAAAATGTTATAAATGGAATATCTCCGAAAGTTTTATTAGACATATAAAATACTATTAGATTTTATATATTAATTAGGTGAATTTATCTTGAATTTTTTTAAGAATATCATTATTATAAATACCACTTGGTTTATAATTTTTGGTTGAGTTAAAATCTTTATCAATCTTTAATTTTGAAATATTTGTATTGCCTGTATTTAATAATAAATCATTTGGGTTTGTAGATACAGGATCATTGTTTCCATTTTCAATTTGAGGATTGGAGTTTACAAGATTTCCATACCCATCTATAGCAGTGCCTGTTTGTTTTTTATATTCTTGACGCACATAACCAGGAATCCAATGAGTCCAACTAATAAATATAAGATTTGGATGTGTATATCTTACTACGAAATCATTCTCTCTTAATTTCCGTAAAATATATCCCGTGCATTCTTCTATATTATATCTTGTCACACCAATCATCATCTCAGGGATTAAATACCAAATAAATTGTTCTTTTCCGCGAGTTTGTCTAGAGGTCAGTTTAATTTTATTATGAATACGATTTAATATTTTATTAAATAAATTCAATTTATTTTCATCAAATTCTCTCTTTGTTTCAAATAGATCATCCAAACTAATTTTATCGGATAAATCATTTTCATCTGACAATGTAAAAATATTCATATTAATGTTTTAACAGAAAAAAAGTTTTAAAAGTATACGGATATTATATTATATATGATAAAACACTTAGTAATTAACGGTGGTGGTCCAACAGGATGGATGACATATGGTGCTATTAAGTATTTATTTGAGAAAGAATTTTTACATATGGATAATTTAAAAAGTATATATGGAACATCTGCTGGAGCCATTTTAGGAGCGATTTTTTTATTAAAGCATGAGTGGCAAACATTGGACGATTATTTTCTAAAACGACCATGGGATAAAGTATTCAAAATAGAACCAAATAATTTTTTTGAGATGTATTATAAAAAAGGATTATTTCAATTTAGTATGGTTGAAGAAATATTAATCCCTTTAATGACTGCTAAAGACTTGTCAAAAGATATAACACTTAAAGAATTTTATGAAAATACTAAAATAGATTTTCATTGTTTTACAGTTGAAATAAATTCATTTGAAAAAGTTGATTTAAGTCATAAAACGCATCCAGATTTGTCATTAATTAAAGCGCTAGAGATGACAAGCGCGGTTCCAATACTATTTAGTCCAGTGATTGATGGAGATAAGTGTTATATTGATGGAGGATTATTAGATAATTACCCTGTTAACGAATGTTTGAAAAATGAAAAATGCGATGAAACTGAAATACTTGGAATAAGAAATAGATGGAATACTGATGATGTTATTATAAATAATGAAATGAACTTCTTTCAGTATTTACAGTCATCCTTTGGACAAATAGTTAAATTTATTCAGAAAAGCAATGTGTCTAAATCAATTAGATTTGAATTAAAATGCCTATGTAGCAATGATTTATCAGACCATACAAAATGGTTGGAATATATGACCGACGAATCTAAAAGAAAGGAACTTATTAATGAAGGGAAAAGATATGCTGAATTGTTTATTAATTATGAAGAAGAATTAGGAAGACAAAGTGCTGTTTAAAAATTCTTTAAGATGTACTATAGACGGTTTAGCATCATATTCAATTATTTGATTACTTTTAACAAGTTTAATAGTTGGGAATCCTTCTACTTTATATTTATCAGCAAGTTCTTGGTTTTCTTCGCCATCTACTTCGATGAAATTTAATTTATAGCCATTAAAAATTTGTTGATTATATTCCGCTTTTATTTCCTCCCATACAGGATTTGCCTTTTTACTATGAGGACACCATGTAACTGTAAAGAAATAAATATCTACTTGTTCAGCTTGTCCTCCCTCTCCTCCCCCTCCTCTCCCTTCCGACTTTTTAGGAAACTCGTTATTAGGAATATATTTTTCATCTACAAGGGGTGTTACATATTTGTTATAGACATAAGAGGCTACAAATAAGAAAAATATGATAACTACTAGTATCATCCAAAATCGTGTATTAGTTAATAATGTATAGGCTCCAGATTGTATTGTTTCTAACATATTATATATAAAAATACATATAAAACATTAAATCAAAATACGAATTAATTGAATATCCCATAAAAGATATATGATATTAATAACCCGATTGATATACACAGTATTAAATTCAAAAGATAATTTGTTCTAACACTCGCTAAATTAGGATTCACAAATATATTATCAATATTAAGCAAAGAATTAGAAGAGTTAATAGTAATATACAATGAATATGACAATATAATAATAATGAGTAGTCTAATTAATCCTCCTGTAATACCATTGGATTTCATAGGTCCTAAAATAAAGAAAAATATTAATAAAATAGAAATAATATTCAAATAAAATGTATTTTTTGTCCCTTCAGAAAATTCATTATAAATAGATTTATAAGTGTCTTTCATAATAATATATATATATGCGTAAAGTTTTTTCTCTAAATAATGTAATATGAAAACTCGGAGAAATAAAAAAGGTCATCAAAATAAAACTAAAAAAAAAATATTCAAAAAAAAGGATTTTAATGCTCCTGATGGGTTTTTAACTAGTGTATGGGGTCCAGCATTATGGCATGCTCTACATACAATTAGTTTCAATTATCCTACACACCCAACAGATAGTGACAAGAAACATTATAAAGATTTTATGTCAAGTTTAGTAAATGTATTACCTTGTAAATATTGTAGAGAGAATTTAAGTAACAATTATAAAGAGTATCCACTAACTATGAACTGTATGGAAAATAGAAATAATTTCTCTCGTTATGTTTATAAATTACATGAAAAAGTAAATAAATTATTAGGTAAAAAATCTGGACTATCATATTGTGATGTAAGAGAACGATATGAACATTTTAGAGCAAGATGTACAGAAGAAAAACCAAAAATTTTTAATTTTAATAAAACTAGAAAAAATAAAGGAGAAAAAGGGTGTACAGAACCGCTATATGGAAAAAAAGCAAAATGCGTAATTAAAATTGTTCCTAATGAAGAAAAATGTAAAACATTTCAAATAGATAAAAAATGTAAAAAAACAAGAGAATAATTATATATTTTATATCATTAAAATATATAATGCCAATATCAAGACATAGAAGCAGAAGCAGAAGCAGAAGCAGAAGCAGAAAAGGTGGAAAAGCAGCTAATATAACACCAATTCAATTGTCAAGTCCTAATAGTAATTCTATGACAAAATTGGATCAATTATTGAATAAATACAAAGATAAACCTTCTCTTAAAAGTTTAAATAATTATGCGAAATTTTTATCTTTAGGATTTACATCATTTATTAAAAATGGAAAGATTACACTATTAGAACAATATGGATCTTTTTTACAAAAAGATGGTGCTATATCATTTGATGAAAGTGTATCTAAATTTAATACAACTATTGTTGAAATAAACGAATATGCTAATAAAAAATTAGGTTCGGATACTACATTGGGTTCCGCAAGTGAATTATTTGGAGAATCCATCAATGAATCTCCTGATTTATTTGTAGAATACTCATCTGTAATTAGGTTTGCTTGGGAGTTATCCGCAGATGACAAAATAGATTCACTATTACCTTCAATGAGTCAACAAGGTGGAACAGTTAATGAATTATCAGGAAATGGTCAACTGGTTAGAAGAGAACCAGTCAGAAGAAATCGTTTATTAGCTGTTATTTACATTATGATGTTTATATTTTCAATACTTGCGATATATCAACAAATTCGTGGGTTAACTAATACTATAGCTGATTTATATAATGAATACGGAGAAACTGATATTAATGGAAATGTATTTAGTTTATCAGTAATTCTTCAGATTGTTCAAGAATTATTTACTGGTGCTTTTGAAGCAACGATACTTGGATTTGGAGATATAGCTGCGACGAGAATAACAACAGCCGCTAGACAAATGGCCCAGACTGCGTCAATAGCTTCACAACAGACTTGGGACCGTGGAATTACTAATGGAATTACAGGACTATTAACTGGTGCTACACAATCAGAAGTTACAGTTGCTGTAGACGAAGAAAGACGATTTCAACAATCACGAGCAATGGAAGATGCTACTAGAGCACTTAATCTTAGATTTCGGGATTTAAGACAAGATATTTCTAGCAGATGGTCAACATTAGTAATAGGACTTCATATGCTTCCAACATCAACTGTATTGATGTTAAATTATATTAATCCTATCTATGTGAATAATGTAACAGCGACTGTAACTATGGGAGCATTGAGTAGTTCTCTACAATCTCAAGGGTTTATTACTATGACGGCATTAATTACAAATTATGGAATAGCTGGTAGTGCTATATATAGATCTATTCGGGGAATTGAGGATCCTATAAGAATAACAGACCCACCAAGAGAAACCTTTATATTTAGTGATGAAGGGGCGCAAGAAACAGCGGAAATACAAAGGAGTGCTATTGAAGATGGTACAACAGTAATGGAATCATACTCGGATTCAGAGGATGATTTCGATCCCGATTTAGACGATGATGCTGCAAATGCCGCGAGTCTATTAGGACTTGCGAATTCCAGTAGACCACCATCTGGAGGAAAAAAAAGTAAAAAGGCTAAAAAAACTAAAAAAGCTAAGAAAGCTAAGAAAACCAAGAAAACCAAGAAAACCAAGAAAACTAAGAAAACTAAGAAAGCTAAGAAAACCAAGAAAGCTAAGAAAACAAAGAAGGCTAAAAAATAAAAAATAAAAAATAAAAAATTGATTTAATAAATAATATAATTTATTTAATCAATAATAACAATGGATAAGTCTACCGCAAAAGAACTACATAATAATTTGAAAAATTTTGTCATTGACATGAGAAATAATAATAATAATATAGATGAAGTTATTTCCCATGTGTCAGGAAATAGCTCAGAAATTAAACAACTGTTACAACTTTTAAATAGTATTGAGGATGCCAAACAAAAACAACAAGAACAACAAAAAAATCCCTAATTTATTTACATACCAAATTGACTAAAATCAGCCATAATAGGACGAGGTAAATAGTTTTCATTAGAACTTGCGTAGTTAGGCACTTTTTTACATTCAAATGCTGGTTCAGGACATCTTTCACACGCAGGACATGGTGGACATGCGTCTTGTCTAGGACAAGCACTAGCAGCAGGACAAGCAGGACAAACAGGAGGAACAATTTGAGATTTAAGAATATATAAGTCTTGTTGACCCGGAAGAATATCGGAATAAGCAACACCGCTAGAGGAATTATTTGTGTTAGCTACAACAGCACTTCCTCTAGACCCAGACATAAAAGTAGCACTGTTACCAGCGGGACCAGTATAAGTATTAGAAGAATAATTATCATCAGCATCATTCGTATTATTAGTGGCAGAATTACCTTGAGAACCATCAACTGTTCGCTGAGATGATGACATGCCCTCTTGTAAAAAGCCTCCTAAACAACCACAAAATACTAGAGCTAATAATAATATAATAAATAAATGTATCTTTTGAAGCTTCATTATATAATACTTTAAGAAAAATTAAAAATTGAATATAAAAAATAATTGTTATATATTTAAAAAAGTATAATGCCAAGAACTAAAGCTCCGCCCTTGAACAAGTTTTATAATGAAGATAGTGAATTATTAGAAATAGGAATAGATGAAGCAGGAAGAGGGCCATTGTTTGGTCGAGTGTATACAGGAGCAGTGGTTTTACCTAAAGATGTAGATTTCGAGTTTGACAAAATGAAAGATAGTAAAAAATTCAATAGCACTAAAAAAATAAACGAGGTTGCCGAATATATAAAAGAAAAAGCATTAGCATGGAGTGTTACTTATAATGATGAAAAAGTAGTAGATAATATAAATATAAGACAGTCTGTATTAAGTAGTATGCATAATAGTATAAAAAATGTAATGACTGATGATAATGAATATTTATTACTAGTAGATGGAAATGATTTTAGACCTTATATGATGTTTAAAGATGATGAATATTTACCGGTGAAACATATATGTATTGAAGGGGGTGATAATAAATATTGCGCAATAGCAGCAGCTTCTATACTAGCAAAGACAGAAAGAGATAAATATATATATGAATTATGTGAAGAGAATCCAGAATTAAAAGAGAAATATGGGATAGATAGAAATAAAGGATATGGAACAAAGACACATTTAGATGGAATAAAAAATTTTGGTATTACTAAATGGCATCGTAAAACATATGGTATTTGTAAAGATTATTGTTGATTTATAGCCACGATGGCGTTTCAATTTCAGTAAATTGCTCCATAAAACTAGTAACAAATTTATGTTCTCTTACATATTGTGATTTAAAGAACACGCTAGAATTACCAACTATTATTAATTTTTTTTGTGCTCTAGATATAGCAGTGTAAACTAGCTTTAAAGCATTACCATATTTAAGACTGCTATGTTCAGGGGATATACAAACCACAACAATTTGTTTCTGACTACCCTGATATTTATGAACAGTATTACAATAATTTAATGTAAAATCTTCAAATAATTTACTATTTTTAACAGTTTCAGGTTTTCCACCACTATCATAATAAATAGTAGCTTGTTTTTTTGGTCTAAAATTATTTTGTAAAGTAGGTGTTTCAAACTCAATTCTTCCACTATCTCCATTAACACGCATATTATCTTCCACATAAGAATTTCTTGTTCTCATAACATTGTCCTTATTTTTAAATGAACCATGAACATCTGGTTCAGCAATATTATATACGGTTGTTTGTAATAGTCTATTAAGTTCCTTGGTTCCAGCAAAACCTTTATGTTCAGGTGTAATGATAATTAGATTATCTCTTCCATTTTCCTCAACGATTTTTTTAAAGAGTTTTGTAGTTTCCCTAGTATTTTTAAAATCATGATTGATAATTTCGGTATCTATTCCATTGAATTGATCCATACATAAATCTTGTGTTTGAATATTAATAATACATTCTTTCAATGCGCCCTGATCTTGACGCTTTATTTTTGTTAACTTTGTAGTTGTGAATAGCTTACTTTTAATTAATTGAGTAAAAGGCCTTCCTTTTCCAACAGGAGGTAATTGGTTATTATCTCCGACAAATATTAATTTACATTGAAAATCTCTCGACCACATTAATAATTTTTCAAACAGAAATATATCTGTCATACTAAATTCGTCAATAATCATACAATCGATATGGTCAGGTAATTTTTTAAATTTTTCTACAACATCCATACCTTTTTTCTTTTTCCAAACGAATTTAAATGTGTGAAATAATTGCTTATGGAGAGTTCCGCAAATATTTACATCAACTAATTCAGAGTCCTTATTAACAGAATCAATTAATGTTTTGGCAGCTTTTCCCGTAGGTGCCAATAAACTAATACTATAATCTTTCGAGTATATCTGTTTTAAATAAGAAATAACTGCTTTAGTTATAGTAGTTTTTCCAGTTCCTGGAGGACCAGTAATAATGGAACATTTTTCTTTAATTGCGTTATAAATAGCATCAATTTGTTCCGTTTCAAATTTAAAATTATTACCCTGTTCTGATTCGTAATTAGAAATAAATTGTTTAAAATCATCATCGTTGATAGGATTGGATTCATCATAATACTCGTTGGTAATTTGATCACCTAGTTCTTGTTCATATGATAGATATTTTCTATCTGCGAAATATATCTTATCCTTCCAATGAGGGACTAATACTTTATTGAGAATTTTTTTGAGTGGAATATATTTACTTTGTATATGTTTTTCTTGGCAGAATTGTTGTAGCAATTCAAACCATCCATAACTATACTCCTTTTTTTTATAAAAGCTACCATTGTTATCTTGAACGGTTGATATTGCCCATTTATCAACAAATACATTATCATCCATTGGAATATTTAATGTATCACAAATTTTATATGCTATACTAAAACTGATAGGTGAATGTCTAATTTGTATTAAATCTAACGGGTTTAGCAGCAGATTAGATAGTAAATATCTAGAATTTAACTCAAATTTGAGTGATTGAATCATATTTTGTAGACAACCAAAACTTAATTTTGGTTTACAATCTTTTAACCATTCTTTCATCATTAATACATACTGAATAAAGTTATTTTCCTGCGTAAAATTATAATATTTGTTTTCATTAAGCTGTGTTAATTCTTTATTTACAGCAGTAGCCAATGTTTCTGAAGGAAATGATTTTAATTCCTCTAGAGTTTCCTTATATTCCTTTTCAAGTTCTCTTGCTCGTTCAATATCTTCTTTTCTAAATTTACAATTTATATCCAATGATTGTAAATTTAGATTGTTATAATTATTTGTTATCAAAATATCGTGCGACATAGTTATTTATTAACATTAAATAATCTTTAAATACTTCAATATTATTTAAAATTGAAGTTGATTTACTTATTCTTAGTATAGTAAAATTAAAGATGAAAGTTCTAGTATTTGATACCGAAACAACAGGCCTTCCCAAGGGGAAGAATCCTAGTATTTATAAAACTGAGTTATGGCCACATATAATTCAGTTATCTTATATTGTTTATTGTAGTGAGGAGAATAATTTGTTGACTGTAGAAGATGATTACATTAAAATAAGTGATGATGTAATTATCGAAGAGGGTAGTCAAGCGATTCATAAAATAAGTAGAGAGAAATTGAATAAAGATGGGATTCCAATTGATGAATCTCTTAAAAAGTTTAATAGTTGGTCCGAAAAATGTGATTTACTTGTAGGTCATAATGTATCATTTGACAAGCGTATGGTAATGGTTGAAGGTATTCGCAACAATATTCGAATGAATATTAATGATACATACTGTACCATGAAACAATCAATTGAATTGTGTCGGATTGAAAGACAATTTCCAGACGGAACAAAGTATTTCAAATATCCATCATTAAGTGAGTTATATAAACATTTATTCAACCAAATACCGAAAAATACTCATAACGCTCTTATAGATATTTTGATTTGTATGCGTTGTTTTTGTAAAATAGAATTAAAAAAAGACATAAGCAGAATAAATAGAACCATTCGCGTGATGTTGAGAGATGCACACTAATTAAATTAAGCAGAACACATTTCACAAATTTCCTGTTCCTCTTCTTGAGAAACAATTTTTTTGTTTGGTTCAATTGTAAATTGTTGTGCTTGATGTTTCGCTTTTCGTCTAAGATAGTAAATTCCTGTCTTAAGACCAGCTTCCCATGAATAGAAATGCATAGAGGTGAGATTTTTATAAGTAGGTTCCTCCATCCACAAATTAAGACTTTGACTTTGACAAATAAAAGCGCCTCTATCCTTTGCCATATCAATAATATGTTTCATTGGAATTTCCCAAACAATTTTGTATTTTTCTTTGATATGAATAGGAATACCTTGTATATGTTGAATGCTACCATTATTAGAAATAATACTATTTTTTAAATCTTCATCCCATAATTTAAGATCAATTAATTCTTTCATTAAATATTTATTAACAATAATAAATTCTCCAGCTAATGTTCGTCTAGTGTAAATGTTACTTGTAAAAGGTTCAAAACATTCGTTATTACCTAAAATTTGGGCTGTGCTTGCTGTTGGCATTGGAGCTACTAGTAGTGAATTACGAACACCATATTTCATAACATCTTGTCTAAGAGCTTCCCAATTAAATATACTAGATGGTGTAACATTCCACATATCAAATTGAAAAATTCCTTTTGATAATGGAGAACCTTCAAAAGAGCTATAAGCTCCACAAAAAGATTTGTCTTCTAATGAAATTTCATATTCATTTAATAATCGAAGAAGATCAGGACTTTGTTTACTTTCTTGAATTAGATTATATCTTTCTTTGGCTATTTCCATAGATTGTTCCATAGATGCGTGATAAATAGTTTCAAAAATTCTCTTATTAGTCGCTCGAGCCTCATCGCTACAGAATGAAATATTCATTAGAGCAAAGACATCTGCTAGACCCTGAACACCCAAACCAATAGGACGGTGTCGAAAGTTACTTCGTTTGGTTTTATCTGTAGGATAAAAGTTAATATCAATAACCCTATTTAAATTCTCAGTAACTACTTTTGTTACTTCATGTAGTTTGTCATAGTCAAATGATTTATCGTCTTTTACAAAACGAGATAGTCCAATACTAGCCAAATTACATACAGCAGTTTCTTTATCATCACTATACTCTATAATTTCTGTACAAAGATTAGATGATTTAATAGTTCCAAGATTTTGTTGATTAGATTTTTTATTGGCAGCATCTTTATATAGAATATATGGTGTTCCAGTTTCCATTTGACTATCCATAATTCGAAACCATAAATCCCTGGCTTTGATAGTTTTTCTACCCTTGTTATTTTTTTCATAATCCGTATACAATTTAACAAATTCATCACTATGTGAATCTGATAATCCCGGACATTCATCTGGACACATAAGAGTCCAATCTCCATTTGTTTTAACTCTTTCCATAAATAAGTCGGGGATCCAAAGAGCATAAAATAGGTCGCGTGCTTTCATTTCTTCATCGCCATGATTTTTCTTTAATTCAAGAAAATTATCAATATCAGCATGCCATGGTTCTAAATAAATAGCAAAACTTCCATTGCGTCTTCCACCACCCTGATCAACATATCGTGCAGTGTTATTGAAAACTCTCAACATAGGAACAATACCGTTAGAAGAACCATTTGTTCCCCTAATATGACTTCCTGTTGCTCTAACATTGTGAATATGTAATCCGATTCCCCCAGCCCATTTTGATATTTGAGCACAATCTTTTAGTGTGCTGTAAATACCAGATATACTATCATCTTCAAGTGCTAATAGATAACAAGAACTAAGTTGTGGTTTAGGTGTTCCTGCATTAAATAAAGTTGGTGTGGCGTGTGTAAAATACTTTTGAGACATTAAGTCATATGTAATTTTAACTTTTTCTAGATTATTACCATGAATTCCAATAGCAACTCGTAACCACAAGTATTGTGGTCTTTCTTCGATAACATTATTATATTTCATTAAATAAGCCCTTTCTAATGTCTTAAAACCAAAATAATCAATTAAATAATCTCTATCATGAACAATCATATTATCAAACTCATCTTTATGTTTTTCTACAATAGAAAAAAATTCAGGACTAACTAAGGAATGTTGTTTGTTATGAACATCTGTAAATTCGTATAGTTTTTTCATAACTGAAAAAAAAGAACCATTCGTATTTTTATGGTGATTAGAAATGATAATTCTACCTGCTAGAATATTATAATCTGGATGGTGAGTACTTAATGCGGCACATTGTTCAGCTGTAAGTTCATCAATCTTTGTGGTAGGTATTCCATCATATAATTGATCGATTACTTTCATAACAAATGTTGTATAATTTAATTTAATACCACATTCAGTCCCTATACTTTTGACTCTTTTTAAGATCTTATCAAAACCGATGTTTTCGAATTTACCATTCCGCTTCAATACTTTCATTTCTTGTTCCAATGACATATAATATGTAAATGATTATAATTTTAAATAGTTGTTATTTATATTTTATTTAGAATTTGAAAACTAAATAAAATATTTTTATTTTATATATGGCTATGATTAATAAAAAAAGCACATTTCTTATTTTAGCATTATTATTTGCGTTGTTAAGTATTCCTATTATTGGTAATAAGTTCGAAGGATTTGTAAACTTAACTCCAGGAAATTACCCATTATCTGTAGATGAGCCTATATTAAATGATTATCCTCATAAACAAAAAATGGGAGTATCGACAAATACATCCGAAGATAATTATCCTTATTATCCTGTATTTGGGTCATCTTATGGTCAATATACCAATAATGTTAGATATTGGGAAACTCCAGATAATGGTATGTGTTCTCGCGCAGAATTTTGCGGAGGATTATATAATAATAAAAAATTAGATATTCCAAAAAGTCCAAATCAAATTCCTTTTTCTTCGCCACAGATTAGAGTAAACTATTATGGTTCTGATAAATTAATTTGTCCCAGCACTAATGTCTAATTCACATCCGGTATTGATATAAATTATTTGATTTTGAAGTTTATTAACATTTATTAAACAGTTATTTTTAGGAGTTTCTGTTAATGAATTAGACCGTGATGATTTGATACTTTTTTTTGGAAGTCTGTGTTCATATCCTGTTATTCTTTCTGTTTTAATAATATCCCATACATTCTCAATTTTAGGTATGGCATGTTGAAACCATAATTTATTTCTTAATACTAGAATAGAACTATAATCCTCAAGTCGCCAATAAAGATTTGTAACCCATGTTATATTGGAATTTTTTTCCATAATTTTATTTTCCCATATTTCAAAATCAGTTTCTGATAAATATAAGGGCATATATTCATAATGTGGTTTTCCTTCTTTCATAAAATACATAATAATGCCTTTTAACTCATCTTTATGCGAATATGTAAAATTACCATCCTCTGTAAATTCTTCTTTTGATTCATATTCTTTAAAAACAGTTTCTAGAAAATCACATTCATTTAAATTACATACCTCCATTTGTAATTGCATTTGAATCCAATAATCTTCTTTTGGGATACCTGTTAATTCTCTTGATGTTGGATTTTTAACCTCTAACATTCGACCATATCTATCAGATGTATTGTCAACATTAATACCATCTGGTGAAGCGCCTAAGAAATTATATGTATCGTGTTTAATACATCCATAATCCTTGACCTTTGTATTGTATTTTTCTTCATAAAACATAATTGAAACATCTTCATATTTATTTCCATGATGCATAGGTGTAGATGTGTTAACAACATTATATTTTGATGTATCCAAGTCCTTACATTTTTCTACAATCAATTGATTAATGGCTGCTTGTGACTTTAAAGCTTTCCAAGCATTACTGGCTGTTATTAAGTTATAACGGAATTCATACCATTCTTTAGTTCTTTGATCAGGTTGTGGTTTATTTTCAATATTATGTATTTTTGTAGTCATCGTTTCAATATTTGGTTTTATTCTAATAAAAGAATTATCATATGATCTAATCGGATAATATCTTTTAAAATATATTTTATTAATTTTATCGTATATTTTATTTATTTCTTCTTCAAGAATATCTTCATCATATAAATGTTGAAGTAATATACAAATATTCTTGTAAACATAATGTTTAAGAGTTGAATGAAAATTAGGGCTACTATATCTTAGTGGATCGGATTCAATAAAATGGTCCATTAAGTTAACCATAGTCAACTCTATTTCATCTTGCTCACTGCTTGTAAAAACTTCTTTAAGATTAAAGAAGTTGATAATATTGTTCAATATTGGTATTTGAGAAATATATAACATATTATAGTTAATATAATATATATCTAATTGTTTATATCAATTTTATCATTTTTCTTGATCTTATTCTTTTTTGGTGCCAAAGATTTAAGGGTTGATTGTCTTTTATCGCATCTTTTTAGTGTAAATTTTTTAGTTCCATTATTATAGATTAACGAAGGAATGGATAAAATTTTACCCGTGTCTTTGTTGTATAATACTTCTTTAACTTTTAATAATCGTTTCCTATCTAAATTTGTGGATAGGAAATTCAATAAATCATTTTTATCATCTTGAGAATATTTATGTTGTTCCACATATTCATCAACAAAGTTATTAAATTTTAATAGTTTTGTAGTCTTGTCTAATTTTGTCCAAGGCTCATTAGAAATACTCCTTTTCTCATCAGCCAAGAAAACATCTAGATTAGATAGGTTTTCAACAGTTTCTTCTTTGTCATCACTATTACCATTTAATAACATAGACTTGTATTTTATATTCTTTAATTCAATGCATTCATTACTCATAATTTATATATATAATATAGCGTAAAGTTTATACTATTTTAAAATAGTATAAATAAATAATTATATCATTTAGATTCAATGAAGTCCATTGAAATAACAGGTAAACGCAATATTGATAAGATTTCCAATGTAAAAAATCCAAAACGAAAGGACTCTTTACATTGGAAATTATCAGACGATTTTTTTACAAATCGAAAACAAATCGAAATAATTAATAGTTTATATTTGGAAAATTCATTTGAAAATGATATATTTATAAGAAAGGAAATTAATAAAAAGATTACTGGTTATAAAAATCAGGATATTAAAAAGAAACTGATTGATTTAACTAAGTTAATTTCTCTCGACGATACTATTGAGAAGTTAATGTTATCAAAGTTAAAATGTTTGTATTGTAAAGAAAGCTGTCATTTGTTATATCAGAATATTTTTGAAAAGAAACAGTGGACACTCGATAGAATTAATAATAATCAAGGACATAATACAGATAATGTAGTAATATCCTGTTTGGAGTGTAATATTAAACGAGGAAATATGGATAGTGAACGGTTTAAAAGAGGAAAAGAAATAAAAATAGTTAGAAAACAATTTTAAAAATAATATGAAAAACTATATGAGTGAAGTTCTTTTTTTGAAATGGTCTCCAAATGTGAAAGAGCAATTTTATGAAAAAAGTAAATTGAAAGATAAACATAAGGCCATTGGAAACAATGTAATGGAAACAATATTACAAGAAGGTAATGAATTTGTAAACAATAAGACGAGAGAAAATCAATTTGAAAGAATGAATCAACGAGAAATGGTAGCACAAACGAATTTAAATCCATTTCTCTCAAATAACTATTTAGAAGATTTACAAGTTCAAGAACAATTTCTTACTCCTCAAAATTCAAATTTAGAATCAAAATAATGTAGACAATAAAGTATTTAAATATAGATTTTATTAATATACTAAATATGTCTAATAATTATAGTACACAAAATGATTTATTATTAAATAATTTATTATTGTTTTACCAAACCAATAATAATATGGATAAAATGTTAGGTATTATTAATGGTGAATCGCGAATATCTTTACGAATAATTGATTGGTTTGCTACAAATTATGCTAAAAAATTTTATACAGTTTATCAAATGGAAGGAACAACAAATAGATTTAAAGTATATAATGATTATAAATTAAAGTTAAAGGCTTATTCTAAGAAAAGATTTGATCCTTTCTGTCGGTGGGATCGGATTACTATTCCTTATAAAGAAGATTCTCATATTCAAACAACAATTGGACAATTAAATTTTTTCAAATGGGCAATTGAGAATAATGTTATTGATTATATTGAGCAAAATTATTTGTCTATTGAAAAAGATATGAATAATCGTAATAGCACATCAAAGGTAAGAATTAATGACAAGAATTTAAATAAAACACGAAAAAAAAGAGAAGAATTATCTATTTCAGCATCAAAAAGTATCAAAAAGGAAAAGGTAGAAATCGTAGTTAATTTCGATTAATAAGGTTAATATTTAAATATATAATAAGAATTAAAATTAAATATTTAATATGGGAAATCAACCATCAATTCAAAGATTAAATTTTGAAGATATACAAGATACTATAAAAAATAATAATAAATATATTATTATTAATACTCTCCTTATATCTGAACAATCTTGTTTGATTCCTAATACAATAGAGTTTAGTAGTGAAGAATCAATTATCAATAATTTGATTTCTCAAAACAAGACTAGAGAGATAATAATTTATGGGAGAAATTCGAATGATACCACCATATATGATAAATACGAACAATTAACAAAACTAGGATTTAGAAATATATATGTCTATCCAGGAGGAATGTTTGAATGGTTATGTTTACAGGATATTTATAGCGATGAATTATTCCCAACAACAAAAAAGGAACTAGATATTTTAAAATATAAATCTAAATCAAATTTTAATAAGTTTTACATAACGAATGATTAATATATGTATTTTTATATAATGAATAATAAATCAACTATTAAAGTTATTATTTATGATAATAATAACAAACCAATAGAAATATACATAGATATGAATAATTATTCGTCACAATTAATTAGAAAACAAATCATTAAAAAAAGTGTTAGAGAACAAGAAATTTGGAGGCAAAAACAATTAGATATTTTTTATAGAACAGGTCGTCCGATTTTCACTCCAAAATATACATAAATTTACACTTATTCCAGTAAACATTCATCGTCGCTTATACATCCATCATCGCTTATACATCCATTTTTTCCAATATGTGCTAACTGATTTGGTTGATAAATTGGATAACAACCTGGACAAATATTATCTAAAGCAATGTTAGCCAATTTATCAGCAGCCTTATTATATTCTCGTTTAATATGAGTATAATTAATTTTATCAAATTTAGTTTCTAGTTGTTTTGCCTTTTTATACAAAGGTATTAAATTTTCTGCACTTACCTTATATTTACCAGTCATCTGATTAATTATAAGTTGTGAATCACCTTGAACATTTATTTTGGTAATACTATTTTCTATCGCCATTTCTAATCCATCAATTAAAGCTTTATACTCAGCAACATTACTGGTCCCTTTATCGGGCATAAAGTAGTGTTCAGATTTTTGACATAATGTTGATGTATTATTATAAATTAGACATCCAATACCAACAATATCATTCGGATTTCCACGACAAGCACCGTCAAATCTAAGAATAGGATAATTATTTCCAGTATTCTCCTTTAACTCACTTTCATTTTTGTATAATTCATTGGATATCCATTCATCTATTGTTTTTATCCAATCCATTCGTTTGTTTTTATTTTCTGATAGACTTGTGTCTATATTTGCTTCAATTGTTAATTTGTTTTCTATAGAACTCAACCAAGATTCATGATAAGTGTGGCATTTTTGTAAATATTCTAATGGAATATTTTCTCCTTCTCTACCTCTAATTTTAACTCTATCAAAACATATTTGTGGATTAGCATTAACATATATAATTCCTCCTAATTTTAGTTCATCAAGAAATTCATTAAACCACATAGTATATATTTGATATTCATCATGTTCAATCATATCATCATCATATAACATTTTGGCAAATACATTTCTATCAGTTTGAACAGATCTTTCACAAATAATGACTTTGTATTTATTATCTTTAATAATTGACTTTAATAAATGTAATCTTGAAATATATGCCATCATTTGGAATCTAAAAGCATATTTTTTTGTATCCTTATAAAGGTTCGTTAATATTGGGACTCCTTCTTTATCTACTATTGATCCCCAATTATCGACAGGTTCAGGACAAAACCCTATATCAGTATTACTACTATAATAGTCTTTTAAATCTGTGTATAAAGTAGATTTACCTGACCCAATATTACCATCAATACTTAAAATAATTGGTCCATTCATTTTGATATATATAAATATAATTCATCTAAATATCTATTTCAATTTTATTTAAAAAAAAATTGAAATAGATATTTAAATATATAATTATTAATAATAATAAAGCAATCATGGATTTAAATCAACAAAGGCTTAACAAAACTGAATGGGATACTACAGAAATCCCTGTAAGTAATAATGAAAAAGAAATATTGAACCTTATCATAAACGGTTATGATAATGTTAATATAACCTATAATAAAAACAATTCGATGATGAATTTCTTGTCTTTAGATCCAACTGAAAACATTATGAATCATCTTTACAAAGAATATTTTCAACCAATTATATCAAAACTGAATACAAAATATGATTTTGAGTTTTCTGATGTAGATCCAATTAAGATTCATAAATTAAGTTCTATAGAAAGATTGAAATTAGATAATATAAACAAGACTATAAAAGAAAAAATGGATAAAATCTTTGAGTATCATTTGTTAACCGTAGCTGATATGGTTATGAAATATTTCTATAAAGATAATATTGTAAAGTTTAATAAATATTACTACACACTTCATCATTTGATGAGATTAAGTATTACAAATATAAATAATAGAGTTAGAAATTTTATTGAAGCTATTTTGACAGATTATTATGTAGAATTAAACAGAGAGCAAATGTTTTTACAAACTAGTGATTTGATTGAAAAAAATGAACAACTAGTAACCTTCCAAGATTATAAGTTGTATGAACATCAAAAGCAACTATTTACAATTTGTAAAAACCCTAAACCAAAGTTGGTATTATATATTGCTCCTACAGGAACAGGTAAAACACTTAGCCCACTTGGATTAGCTAATTCGCATAAAATTATATTCCTTTGTGCAGCCAGACATGTAGGATTAGCATTGGCTAAATCAGCTATTTCAATGGGTAAAAAAATAGCTTTTGCGTTTGGATGTAATGATGTATCTGATATTCGATTACATTATTTTGCTGCCAAGGATTATGTCAAGCATAATAAAACAGGTAAGGATATTAAATACAGAGATGGAACAAAGAAGGTAGATAATTCTGTTGGAGATAATGTGGAAATAATGATTTGTGATATCAAATCATATTTATGTGCTATGTATTATATGAATGCTTTTAATAAGAAAGAAGATATGATAATGTATTGGGATGAACCAACTATTAGTATGGATTATTCTGAACATGAATTTCACGAATATATTTCTGAAATTTGGCAAAAAAATGTAATTTCTAATATTATCTTATCATCTGCTACTTTACCTCATCAAGAAGATTTACAAGATACTATTACAGACTTTACAGCACGATTTGATGATAGTAGAATATATAATATTGTTAGCCACGACTGTAATAAGTCAATTCCACTTATAAATATAAATAATCAAATAGAAATGCCACATTTAAAGTTTGAGAATTATACAGATTTACATGAATGTGCTATTCATTGTAATACATATAGAACTATGTTGAGGTATTTTGATTTGAATGAAATAGTCAAGTTTATATATTATATCGATACACAGGATTCTGTATCAGACGAGCGTTATAAAATTGCCACAAAATATGAAAATTTAACTGATATGACTATGAACAATATTAAGATTCATTATTTGGAATTGTTACAAAAATTAACACCAGAACAATGGCCAAGTATATATGAACATTTCCAATCTTTAAGAAAAATTAAATATGAATCAAATATACACATTGCTACAAAAGATGCTCATACATTGGTTGATGGTCCGTCAATATTCTTGGCGGATGATGTTGAAAAGATATCAAGATTTGTGTTACAAAGTATCAAAATTCCTGAAGTAGTTATAAATAATATGATGGAAGCAATGGACCATAACGATAAGGTTTTAGAAGTATTGAAGAAAAAAGAAATGGCTCTTGAAGATAGTCTTGGTGATGAAGTTGAAAAGGAGCATAAAATGACTAGAGATGCCTTGACTCCTGAGCAGAAAAAATTGCGATCGGAAATTGATGGTTTACATAAAATTGTTAAGACAATTGCTTTAGATGAAGTTTATATGCCGAATAAACTAAACCATCTTAGAAAATGGACTGAAAAAACAGTAATAGATAGGGAATTCTCTTGTGACATTGACCCTAATGATGTAGAAAGAATTATGTTAATGGAAGTTAAAAGCACTTGGAAAATATTATTATTAATGGGTATTGGCGTATTTACCAACAATCATGATAACAATTATACAGAAATTATGAAACAATTGGCCCAGCAACAAAAATTATATATGATTATTGCTTCATCAGATTATATTTATGGAACAAATTATCAATTTTGTCATGGATATATTAGTAAAGATTTGACGAATATGACCCAAGAAAAGACAATTCAAGCAATGGGTCGTATTGGAAGAAATCAAGTAAATAAAGAGTATAGTATTCGTTTTAGAGATGACGAATTGTTGAATAAGATTTTTAAAGATGCTGAAATCAGACCTGAGGTAGATAATATGAATAGATTATTTAATACTCCGATTTAAATTTACATCCTGGAAATGAGACAATATATATATATTAAAAAGATAGATATAAATATATAAATATATATTTTTTTATATGATAGAACCCGTAATACAAATTAATGAGTATAAAAATATTTTGAATGATAACAAAAATCATTTTAATAAATTATATACAATATGTAAAGAAATCGGAGAAAATGTTGAAGGCAATTGTTTTACGGAAGATCTGAATATAGATAGTATAATAAATGAATTAATTTATAAACAGATGAATCATTTTAGTTTAGGTCAAAATGCTACTAATATAATGGAAATTGGTTTTAACGCGGGTCATAGTAGTTTATTATATTTATTATCAAACCCAAACTCAAAATTAACTATATTTGATTTATGCGAACACAAATATACACTTCCTTGCTTTGAATATTTACAATCAGTATTTCCAAATAGATTAGAATTTTTTTCTGGTGATTCTACAAAAACAGTTCTTCAATTTTATAATATGAACCCTGATACTAAGTTTGATTTAATACATATTGATGGTGCACATGTTGGAGATATACCAAATAAAGATTTTTATAATTCATTAAAGTTGGCATCAGATATTATTATATGGGACGATACTCAAATAATAAAATTAAATGATTTACTAAATGATTATATATATAATGGGTTTGTTAGTGAAATCTTTATGTATAAAACATTGGTTTATCAACATAGAATATGTAGAATAAATCCATTATTAAACAAAAAATATAAATGGCAAGATTCACACATAACTTTTTTAAAAAATGGTAAAATGAATGCATTTGGAACTGGAAAATATAACTTTATCGATAAACATTTAGTTAAATGTGATTTTGGTGGTAGGAAACATTTATTAAAATTTAATCAAGATTATTCCACATTCATTTCTGTTAGGGAAGATGATTTTGAAATAGTAGTTGGACAGCATTTGTAATTTTGACATAATTATATACTAATAAATTATATTTTTGTCCCATTTTAAAGTTTAAAGGGTATAAATATAAAATAAATATAGTAATTAATGGAGAATAATGATAGTTATATTGTATCTATATTGAATACGGTAGTTGGATATACTATAAATTTTTTTAATTTGATGTGGGCATATAGTGAGTATTGTATTGATAATCATATGGTTTAAATGTGAATTTAGTATTTTAAATGGAACTAAATAAATAATCGATATTTATTTATTTAATTAATTATATATATATATATGAGTTATAATTCAAATTTAGATAATAGCCACGATGTTGACACAGATTCTGAAGATGAAAGTTTCGAATATGAACATAATGATAATTATCCATATGATGATTTCATTGAAAATCCTTTAGGCCAAGGTGCCGAAGATGACGATGATATATTAAATCAAGCATTCATTCAAGATGATGATGATGATGATGAATTATATGTTCCATTAACCCTTGAGGATTTAAACACTGATCATATTGATCAAGATGAACCAGAAACTGACGATGAAGGTGATATTAGTTATGGTGGTAAAAAGAAAGCAAAGAAAGCAAAGAAAGCAAAGAAAACAAAGAAAGCAAAGAAAACAAAGAAAGCAAAGAAAGCAAAGAAAGCAAAGAAAGCAAAGAAAACAAAGAAAGCAAAGAAAACAAAGAAAACAACCAAGAAAAAGAAGACAAAAAAGAACAAGAAATAAATTCGGACCTAAAATGAAAATGAAAAAAGAACACAAACAACACAAACACAAAAATTATTAAATTCATAATAAAATTGAAGTTATGAATTTAAAATAACTTAATATAAATAGAATGAATAATCCATTAGTATCAAATACTCTTCCATCGAACTCAGATATTTTGATGGAACATATAAATAATTTCAAAATACAAATAGAAAATAAAACATTTATAAATAATAACGAATGTGTTATGATTAATAAATGCGCCGAAATATATACTGAATTTATATACAGTGACAGTAAATCTGAAATAATAGCATATAATAAATTTATTGACTACCTAAAAGAAGTAAACAGGAAAACTTCTACCACATCAATGGATTTACATAGTTATATAGTTCATCGAGTTTCAAAACAAGATAGTGATTTATATAAAGATGAAAGTGGAGAATACCATATATTAACTAGACCTGCGTTAGAACGTCAATCAAACTATAATGAAAGTATTAGAACTACGGAATTATGTTCTCTGTTGTTACAAATAAGAGCTAATCTAAGGTCTGAGTTCTCATATCGTGAATTTTACTTACACTATCTTATTAAAGAATATGCCGATATAAAACATCAGATTATAAAATTAGAATTAACGAGATATAAGATGGATATAACTCCCAAACTTTCAACGACTATGGTTATATTATTAGATGTCTTACAACTTCGATATTTTGAATTAACTAACGAGATTTCCTGGATGTTAAATTCAATACGAAATCTTAAATATACACAATCATCCTTATTCTACGAAAGATATATGTTTAATACTAATATGCCATTAATGCTTCATAATTTGAAATATTATCCATCGAAATCTAAATATGAATTAATAAAATAGTGTAAGTAAAATTCACAAAGGTAGACTGTCTGTTCCTTCAATCTAATAATAATTGTTTAGTAGCTTTCCAATGAGTAAGTTGTGCTCCAATTGGATTTAAAAATCTCGTATTAAATAACATTCCTACTGTTATAATCATAACAAGTCCAATAGTTTTGTTTATAGAAAATATAATGAGAGAAATAATAAAAAGAAAAATAAAAGTATATTGAGCCATGTTAATCATTGTTTCAAAATGTTTTTTTGCTTTCATTCCCTGTTCAAAATTTTTATGCATAAATTGAATAACAACCATTCCATTTTTTCCTCCTGGTTCGAAATAATATTCATAAAAAGGCATACAATTATGTTTTTTCATTATATAATCCAATACATATTGTGGATATATATAAATCAATGGGGCACTACTATAACATTTAAAAGAATAAAACGGAGTAAATCTCATTTTGTCTTCTATGTTATATTCCCAAATTCCCTTATTAGCTAAATTATTAATATTTTCAATTAAATATTTGTTTTGTGTGCTAAGTATGTATGCACCTCCGCGTGCTAATCTTAATCCGACCTCTATAATTTTATCATCACGATATTGAACATTTACAGCACCAGTAAATCCCACTATATGTCTATTTACCCAATCTGTTATTTTAGATATAGGCTTACTGTCGCAATCAATATATTTCCATTCATCAATAAATTCATTTTGAGAGTCAGAATATATATATGTTATCTGATGAACTATTTGACCGTTAATTAAAAAATAGTCTGTCATTTGCTCTTTGGCATCAATAAATTCAGACCACATCATATCAGGAATTTGTTTATATCTATCAAGTTCATCCCAAGATTTAACTTTAAAACAATTTTTACTACTAGCTGTTTCATGTCCCCATCTAGGCTTTACAAATATAGGTAGTATAATATTATCATTTTTTTTGAGTTTATCTAAGTCACCTGCCATTAATCCTTGAGATTTTGCTATCCATAGTTTATCATATACAAAATTGTGCTTTTTATACTTCATAAAAGCCTCACCGTCAAAGTCAGGAATATTTTTAGATATAAAGTATTTAAATGGATCTACATATGGATTAAAAAACCCCATTAAATTACACCACTGTATTTCATATTCGCCAATTTTTTTTAATATTTCTTCAAAAGTATACATATATATTTGAAATATATTATATTATGAATTAATATATTTCAATAATATAATGTCGACATTAATAATAATAATAATAATAATAATATCTATATTTATATTCTTAAATTATCGAACTAAATTAATAGAACCAATGGTAGTAACATCAGATAATATGAAGAAAAATGTATACAATAAATATGGAATTATCCTTGATGAAGATAATAATAAACTAAGATACAAAGATAAAGTAATAGACTATACAAATAACTTTAATTCAACTGAGGGAATTAAAAAATCAAATTGTAAAATTACAACCAGTAATATATTATCAAAAAATGGATATCCTGTATGTAATTATATAAGCTGGAATAATAATATATCCGATAATGATAATATTCAAAATATTAATAATAAGCTTAAATTTCCTTTAGTAGTAAAGTATAGTTATGGTGAAAAAGGGACAGATGTATATACAGATGTTAATAATAATAATAAATTACTGGAGGTAATTAATAAATTTATTAATGAAAATAAAAAACATATAATTATAGAAGAACAAGCAATAGGAAATAAATATAGAATAATGATTTTAAATGATAAATTTGTATATGCTGATGAGGATGATAAACCAATAATAACAGGAAATGGAGTTTCTACTATTGATACATTAATAAAAGAGTTTCCTAATAAAAACAAAACGAAACCTATAAAAATGATAAATGAAGATTTAATTGAACAACAAGGATATAAGATTAATGATATATTAGAAAAAGGGAAAAAAATAGAAGTAACAAATATAATATCTATATCTAATGGAGGTAAACAAAAATATATAGATGAAAATAAAATTCATCCACTAAATATAGATTTGTTTAAAAAAATTAACAATATAATGGGGCTAAATTTTTCAGGAATAGATTATATATCAAAAAGTTTAAGTATTCCATATACAGTTGAAGGTAAAATAATAGAGGTAAATCCATACCCTGGGTTCTCCGTAACTGAACAAAAAAATACAGGAGTTGTAAAAAATTGGATTAATGCCATATTTGGGATTTAAAATATTATATTATGAATTAATATATTTCAATAATATAATGTGGTCTTCTGTATTTTTATTATTTGTACAAGTATATTTAACACATGCTAGTTGTGTATGTACTACTGTAGCCTGTCCAGTAGAAGGTAATAATAATGTTATTATGGGTAATGGTAGTGCTAATATCAACTATATTTATAAGTCACATAATAATTATGAAGTGGTTATTTCTGCGTCAGGAACTATTACACCGGATTCATTAGATAATGGTTCTGAAACAACCAGCTGTACCCAACAATATTCTCGTTCACTAGAAGATGATGGTGAACAAAATTGTGATGCTGGTCATATACTAGCTAATCGTTTAGGTGGTTATGGAAATATACCTACTAATATTTTCCCACAAAATTTGTCTATCAATCGTGGCACATATGCACAATTTGAAGGTGATATATATGATTGTGTTAAAAATGGTGCTAATTCTGGATTTTTGTCTTGGGAATTTTATTATGATAACGAACAACATACTATGCCTAACTCTGTTAAATATGTCGCAAAATTTGATGGTGGTAGTTGTGATACATTAAATTCCTTATTTCCTAATTAGAGCCAAAATAAATAATAATTAGATAGATATTTCAAATTCATTAAATTTATACATATACAAACATAAATTTTATCTTGGATGTACACGATGATCCGGTGTAAATATACTACGAGCCATTGAAGCTACAATACAAGACATAAATATAATAAGTCCTATAGTTTCGGAACCCATTTTGATAAGATAATATGATTCGTTTGTATATAATTTACTTCAATTTTTTGTTAATATTTACCTAATTAAAGGATTATATATATTGTATTCTTCCTCAAATATATCATCATCATCATCATCAACACAAAATGTTATATAACTTGTATATGCCCATATACTACCAAATATGATAGATATTGACACAAAAAGAATATCTATTATATTGTAACTCATTTGTATCTTTTATATAATAAATAAAAACATTTATGTAATTTATTATATAATCAATCTAATTCTCAATACTTGCTTCATATTTGCCTCCTTTTTATAAAAAATAATAAAAACATACTTTTTTATTATTTAATTATTTAAAAAATTGATTTAAACAATAGATCACAATTATAATTATAATAATAAAATGCCGATCTTATCCAAAGAGCAAAACCCAAATAGTGAAATGGAATCTAAATTAGAATGGTTTAAAATAATGAGACCTGAACTGTATGATCATGTAGTTAAGATGAATAGTGAAAAATATAAATGTAAAATATTTCACGCTCCTGTTAAATCTGGAAAGCGAGGTGGTGTTGAAATAAGTTCCTTGACTAATGCTGAACACAAACATATGTTTATTACTGCGCTACTTAGAAAAGCAGATAAAAATCAATTCATTGAATTAGAATCATATGGTATTACAGTACATACGATAAATACTACCGACAAGAAGGATATTTGCATTAAAAATATCGATAATTATTTAAAAAAAGATAAAAAAATAATAATTCATTTAGATGAGCTTGATTATGGTTGTGGTGAGTGCCAACTTGTTAGTTATATTTGGAGTGAATATAAAAATAACGACGCTGTCGAGTTTATAATTTACAGCGCAACACCTCAAGTTGCTATGGTAGAATTCTTGGTTGAGAAAGGTGATGATATTAAACCTATTGTATATAAGTTTATTCCTCCTCCTACTTATTATGGAATTAAAAGATATATTGACGAAGGAAAATTTCATCAGGCCTTTAATTTCATTAAAACTGGTGATGATAATGATGAGGATGAGGATGATGATGAGGATGATATTATTAAAATTACACCTCAAGGTAAAAAATTAATCAAAGAATTAATCGATGCTACTGAAAATCCAAATGACCCTAGACACATATCTGTTCTACGATTGGCAGGAAACATGAAAAAAGGGAAGAAAAAAATTCAAAAATTTACATATATGAAAGAAAATCAAAAATATATAGAAGACGAATATAATATTCGTCTAAAATTTGGTGGTAGTGAAGATAATAATATTGAATGGGATAACAAAGAATATTGGGACGATTTATCATCTACTAGACCATTCATTATAGTAATTAATCAAACATCTGGTAGAAGTACAGAATGGAGTTTGCACCATAAATTGGTTTGGTTCCATACGGCGCGAACTGAATTTACTCCTAATTCTACTATACATCAAGACCAAGAGAGACCAGCTCACTATGAAACCAAATATAAAGAACCTGTTGATATTTCAATATACGGAAATATTCTTTGTGCTTTATACTCTAGTGAAAAAATTTCACTGGAAGAGTATAAAGCTAAAACTCAAAGAAAACTAGATTCCAGAATTAAGAGAGGTAAGGGAACATACATTGATGCCGAATTAGATCCACAAGACTATGATACATGGGAGAGTATCCCACCAGCAGATAGACAAGGAAAAAGTTTATCTACATATATTTGTACTGATAATCAATTAAGACAACATATGAAACATCTTGACAAGGATGTAACAATTGAGGACAAACTGTGGAATAATAAATGGAAAAATTTTGAGGACTTTTATATGACTAATGTTAGGTCATCCAGAAGTAAATTTAAAAAAGGAAATAGAAATGCTAGACCTATTTGGTATAGAGAGGACATTGAAGCTGAAAAAAAAGAAGGCATCAACGAAAAATCAAGAGTTAGAATCAATGTAATTTATAAGAAAGGTGAGACAAATCCTGAAAATTATAAATTTACGGTAAGACGATTTGTCAAGGCCATTCCTACTATTGATGAGAACAAATCTATATACAATAAATAAATCTAATTCTCAATACTTGCTTCATATTTGCCTCCTTTTGATAAATTTTCTACTGCCCATAATGGCTGTAAATTTGTATA